TGGACCCGACCGACATCACCCCGATCTCCGGGGCGGACGCCGGCGACGATGACCAGAGCCCGGACCCTGCGGACACCGACGCCACCGCCGAGGCGGACACTGATCTGGCCCCGGCACCGCCCGGTGAGGTCGGAACCCCCGCCGACGCCACAGGCCAGACCGCCCCCGCCGTCCCCGCTGACGCCGACGAGTCGGGCGTCACCAAAACCACCACCGCCGACACCGGCACTTCGGACGAGGTACTCAAGAGCAGCATCCTGGACATGGTCAAGAGCATGCTCGGCGAGCACAGCGCCGCCCAGACGGAAGAGATCGCCCAGCAGACGGCGGCCGTCCTGGAGCTGGCGAAGCACGTCGAGACGCTGAAGGGCCAGGTCAAGGTGCTGGGGGACCAGCCCGCCGCACCGCGCGTGTTCACCAACGGGGCCGTCCCGCCGCCGAGCGAGCTCCGCGGCCAGGACCGGGGATCTGCTGCCACCGCAGCGGACGTCGCCAAGGCCAGCGAGCGCAAGCAGCTGCTGTACCGGGCCCCGGACGCCGGCGAGCAGAACCGCATTGCCAAGGAGATGCAGAACGACGCGATCGCGGCCCTGTCCGCGACGTACCGCCGCTGACCCTCGACGCTCCCCGCAGCGCCCAGACCATTCCCCCTTGAAGCCCCCGGAGCCGTGAGCCGCCCGGGGGTTTTCGCATGCCCAGGAGGCATCACGTGAGCAACCCGCTTGAGAACGTCACCGAGGACACCCTCGCCGGCATCGCCAAGGCGCAGACCACCGGCATCCTCGAAAACACCGGATTCTACAGCTACGACCTGTCCGGTCTCGTCTCCCTCATCCCGGTCGTCACCCCGATGCGTGACATCGTCTCCCGCGTCAAGAGTCCGGACGGCAACCCGTATGCCGTGTGGCGCGCGATTATGAACACCACCAGCAGCCAGCCGGACCCGTCCATGGGCTACGACTACGCCGCCAACGAGGTCGTCTTCTCCGAGCAGGACTTCCAGGCCCGGTACAAGCCGACCGGCCTGGCGGGCATGGCCACCCAGGACGCGTTCGACCTCGGCACCGGCTACGCCGACCCGTATGCGGTCGCCACGTTCCAGACCCTCAACCAGGTGCTGATCGGCGACGACCGCAAGTTGATGGGCGCCCAGTCCTTCGCGCTCGCCCGCCCCTCCGCGCCGACCCTCGTGCAGGCCGCGACCGGCGGCAGCATCGGCGCGACCACCGTGTACGTCGGTGTCGCCGCCCGCACCGGGTCCGGCTACTACTACGGGTCTGGCAACTCCCAGGGCAACAGCACCAGCAGCGTGTTCGCGTCGGGCACCACCAACACTCTCACCGCCACCGTGCCGGCCGTCCGCGGCGCCGTCTGCTACGACTGGTTCCAGTCCGCGAACGGCACCACCTGGTACTACTACACGACCACCACGGTCAACACCGTCACCCAGACCAAGGTCATCTCCGCCAATCAGGCGCTGCCTTACGGGTCCGCCGTCCCGGACCTCACCACCAACTGGAAGGGCGCCATGAACACGGCGCCCACCTTCAACGCAGCGGCGGACAACGGCTCCGCCAACGCCAACGACTACGACGGGTTCCTTGCCAGCCTCGCTGGCGACTACAACGGCAACGGGCAGTGGGTCACCCCGGGCACCGGCACCGCCAACCCTTCCGCGTTCAACAGCCTCGACGGCGCCAGCCTCACCATGACTGGCGGTTCCATCGCGGAGATCGAGGAGTACCTGTTCCTCACCCTGTGGAACCAGGTCAAGTGCTCCCCGACCGCCCTGATGATGAACGCCAGCGAGGCGCAGAAGATCGCCAACCTCGTCCTGGGCACCTACAGCGCGACGACGTTCCTCAACACCGACTCCTCCGGCCGTATCAGCGTCACGGCGGGCGGCCGCGTCGGCGAGATCGTCAACACCCCCGCCGGCGGTGTGACCGTGCCGATCGAGGTTCACGTCTCCCTGCCTCCGGGCAAGATCGTCGCCCGCACCGACCGGGTCCCGTTCCCGCAGGCGAACATCACCAACGTCCTGGAGTACCGGAACCTGCGCGACACCGCCCAGTTCGACTACGGCATCAGCCGCAACCCGGGAACGGTTGGCGGAGGGCCGCGTCGCGAGTTCGAAATCCGCTCTGTCGGCGCCATGCTGAACCGGGCTCCGGTCGCGATGGCTGAAGTTTCCAACATCGGCTGAGCATCAGCGTCTGACCTGCGACTCAGCCGCCTTCGCGCCTAGCGCAGATAAAGGGCGGGGCGAACTGCGAACGTACCCAAGGTTCGCCCCGCCGTATTTCCTCCCCCTTTCCATCGCTCAAAATTGGAGTAGGAATGCGCCTCTACTCGCGCACCGGCGCGACCGCGCTCGACGACCCCGAATACGGCCACTTCGACGCCGACCTGGATGGCGGCTTCGACTTCCCCGACGACTTGTCCGACCTTCTGCACCGGTTCCACCTGCGCGGCAAGGCCGTATGGGAAACCGACATCGAGCGGCAGAGCCGCCTCATGGAGGAAGAGCTGGAGCGGCGCCGCGACCCGGCGACCCTCATGGACGCCGTGCAGCAACTCGTGAACGCCGCCCGCGGCGTCACCCCGGCCCCGGAAACCGAGCAGGCGCCGGCCAAACGCACCCAGCGGCGCGCAGCGGCCTCCACCAAGTAGCACCAGGGAAGGAGGACGCCGGATGGCCACGCCGTACATCACTCCGGGCATGCTCACCTCGGCGCCGGCCGGTATCTCCTGGAAGGTCGTCCCGACCCTGACGGCGGACAGCGCCGAGCAGCTCGCGCAGCTGGACCAGGTGTGTTGGCGGGCCACGTCGATCGTGGACTCCTACTGCCGTCAGCCGCTGCGCGCGACAGCGAACACGGAGACAGCGACCGGCCCGGGCGCGCCCCGTGTCGCCGTGGACCGGCACACCGGCATGGGGCTGCTCGTCACCCAGTACAGCCCCGTCGTGGAGGTGCTGGGCGTCCTGGTGGCCCCCTCCCGCAGCTTCCCGCCGCAGTGGTGCCGTGTGCCGGACGACCACTGCCGTATCCGGCACCCCGCCCCACTGTCGGCCGGGCCCGCTCCGGTCACCACCCCGGCGGGCGGCAACGCCATCGACCTGGCGCCCAGTCACCTGGACTGGCGGCACGGGCGATCCGGCTGGCAGGTGCAGTACTCCTACCTGTCCGGCTGGCCGCACACCAGCCTCACCGCCGACACCCAAGCCGGGGACACCACAGTCCAGGTGGACGACGTGACCGGCTGGACCGGCGCTGTCGGCTTCGCCTACGACGGGCCTGGCACCGAGCCAGTACAGGCCACTGCGGCGGCCGCCACCGTTCCCGTGGAACTTCCGAACGGGGCGGGCACAGTCGACGCCGGACCGGGCACCGTGACGCTCGCCGCCCCGCTCACCGCCGGCCACCCGGCGGGCACCGTCATCTCCGCGATGCCCACCGCGGTGATCCAGGCGACCCTCCTCCTCGCCACGGTGCAGGCCCTGGAGGGCCTGAACGCCATCGCCGTGCAGTCCATGTCCGGCCGGCTCGCCGGGGGACTGGGCCCGCTGGCGACCGAGGCGGAGATGATCCTCGACGACTATCGGCGGGTGATCTGACATGGCGCGCATCCGCCCCTCCGTGGCCAACTCGACGGCCACCGGCCCCGAGGGGGTGCTACGGCTCCAGAACCGCACGATCAGTGTCATCCGCGGTGTCGAAACCAACCCCTACGGCGACCAGACCAACCTCGGCGCCCCGCTCTACACGGGCATCCCGGCCGCCCTGGCGGAGACGACACAGACCTCGTTCGACGGAGCGTCACAGCGGCAGCAGATCGTGCGCGCCATCACGTGCGAGGTACCGCACTGGGCGGACATCCTCACCACCGACACGATCACGGACGAGGCCACCGGCTACACCTACATGATCGAGAGCATGGAGGAGCGGCCCGGCCCCGGCTACTACCCGCCGACGAAGATCCTCACCCTGCGGATGCGCTCCGGGGTCACCGTCACATCCGACTGAAAAAGGGGGGGACGTGGTGCTGCACCTCACCAGGTTCACGCCCACACGCCGGTTCTGGTCCGTGGGCTGGGTGCGTTGGACCGGTGGGCCCGTCCCCGGCCGGATCTGCGGCGTCAGCGCCGCCACCAGGCACCGTGGATGGATGATCGACTGGTTGGAACGCCGAGCATAGCTAGGAGGCACCGTGGCATCCCGTGTGGAGATCAGCGACGAATGGCGTGAGCCGGTCACCGCCGCCATCCAGGCCCTGTTCCAAGACCGGCTCGGCCCGGCCATCGCAGGCGACGCACGCCGCTACTGCCCCGTGGACACCGAAGCCCTCAAAGACTCCATCGAGCACCACCTCGAAGAGGGCGACCTGATCGTGTCCGCCAGCGGCGGCGCCGGCGGTCGCACCTACGCCGCCTACGTGGAGCTGGGCACCGCCCCGCACGTCATCCGCTCACACGGCCCCTACCCCCTGCGGAACCCGAGGACGGGCCAAGTGTTCGGGCCGGTCGTCCACCACCCGGGGACCAAGGCCCAACCGTTCCTCCGGCCAGCCCTGTTCCAACAACGCAGCGAATAGGGGGTCCGACCGATGGCCACGCCAGCCTTGCCGTTGTACCCCACCGACGAGCTCGTCACCGTCGCGTGGCTCGCTAC